CCGCCTTTTCTCATTGGTCCCTCAAGATCATTTCACATAACATACTAAATAAAAACGTTTTTAACCGCAAGTAGTCTTCCTGTTGTTGAACTGGTCTTCCCGGATAGCCAGGCCAATTTTCAATTGCATCACAAACTGCATCGTATAGATTTCTAACATCAGTAGTTTCAAATTCACATTGAATTACCATTTAACTTTATGCGACCAATAACGTGCAGAAAATTTATCAGGGTTTGCGTCCTGTGCATCATGTCTAGCATAATATGATTTCTTTCTGGCTTTATCTTTTTCAGTGGTAGGGTTCTTGCCAGCTCCTTCTACGCCCTGTTGTCCAAACCGTACAATTTTTTCTTTGCCATCTTTACATGCTTTTACTACATGTGATTTAGTAGCATGTCCCGGAGTTTTTCTAGGCTTATTGCAAGCCATTTCATCTTTAGCTAGTTTTGCAGCTTTAACAGCTTTTTTTTGTTTATCTGACATTTGGTTTAATAAAAGAAGTAAACTCGCTCAAGAAACTTTTGGCACTGTCTGATTTTTCATTGTCATCATCACTTGTACCAAATAAATCAAAGAAACCAGAATCTTCTTTTTTAGAAGAAGAACTGTCATAATCCTCTTCTTCATCAACAGGAAACAATGTTTGAAATGTTCCCAATGCAGTAAAAGGATCTTCCATTTCTTCTGATCCAAAGGCAAATTGAAAACCTTTTGGATCACTAATGGTTGCTATTAATTCTAAGTCCTCTCTATTTTCATCTGGCGCAAATGTTTCATAAAATTCAGTTTCAGATCCTTGATAACCTGCGTCTTGAAAAAATTTATAAAGTTGTGTATCTGCTATACCTCCAGTTTCCTTATAATCTTCTGGTCGTTGAATATAAGTAATACCTAATACTTCTTGCGTTGGTTCTTTTCTTCTTTCATTTAAATATTTGATTTGTTCTCTAATTACTTGAGCCGTACCTGTTCTAATATTTTGAATAATGTATTCTTTTAATTCTTCGAGGGTTCCTTTAAACCCTTCTAAGCCAACTTCTTTAAGTGCTTTTTCGTACTCTTCTATATTAGCTGGGTCTAAACCAATTAAAAATTCATCAGCAAATTCTTCAGGTGTTAAGAAACGGCCAAAAACACTATTGACTTGTGTGGCTCTATTTGTTAATACAGTAGTTAATTTTCCATCTAAAAATTCTTGAATGCTTTGCGCATTAAAATAATCTTCTGCTGGGTCAAAATTATAACCATCTTTTTTATATCCTAAAAGATCAAAATGTAACTTTGCAAAGTGTTCAGGATTATTAAGATCATACCCGTATCGATACGCTTGTTGTGCCCAGGTGCCATAGTCTGGTTCTCCTGGAGCGTTTTTATTTACTAATTGATTAGGATTAAGCTTTGCTTCTTCCCAATCTCTAGTAACAATTTCCGCTTGATTTAAATATTTTTCAGGAGGGTTATTGACATCAATAGCACTAGATCCTCTTTTTTTTATTGTGTCAATAGGATTCATATAATATTCATAATCAAATGATCTTTCCTTGCCTAACGTTGGATTAATTACTTCTTTTAGATATTTTTCTGAAGCAGCTCTACCAGCATCTCTAATTGCGCTTGCAAAATCTTCTGTTTGAAATGGATTTTTTTCTTTTTGTCTTACATCCATATATTCAACAAACTCATCCATAGATCGAGAAGTATCGAATCTTGGTTTTAAATAATCTTCTAAAAATGAACGCAAAAACCTACCATTAATTGTTTGTTCTTCATTATTAATAGTTACAACAAAAGCATCTTCGCCTGATTCTTCCTGTAAAACTTTATCTAGTTCATCAATATCATCGTTATGTATTTGAATTAATTCTTCAACTTTTTTTAAATTATCTGCAACTACTCTTGAATCTTGTTCAACATTTTGAATAAGTTCTTTTATTTCATTGAAATAAGAACCATCGTCATCAGATTGAGTTTGTAAATAATTATTTAATTCTTCTGTACTTTCAAAACCAGCTTCTTTTAAAAATCTTTCATCATAAGTTCCGATTGTTTCTATACTTGTCTCACCAGTTTCTGGATCAGTTGTTTCCACTTCTTCTTTAGAATACATGTCAAAAAGTGGATATAAATTTTTTGTTTTTGTATAAGCTTCTAAAATTTCTTTACCTTTTTCTAGCGGTTCAAATTGATCAATATTATCAAGATAATACTGAGCATTGTAATTTCTAGATAAATTATTTTCAAACCAATCTTCCCAGTTGTATGTAACGCTGTTATTAATTCCAACTAGCTCTTTAACATTCTTTTCTAAATCTGTTCTGTATTTAGATGCATTGCTACTGGTTAAAGGAAGTAAACCTCCTAGTCCTGTGTCATTTAACAGTGAGTCAGTAATTGTAGAAGCAGCATTAAAAACTTCATTAAAGCTACCAAAGCCTTTTAAAAAGGCTAAATTAGTTTCTTCTGCTCTTTGTCTTTGTATTTCTTCTAATGTTTTTGACAAAGCATCTTCTGTTAATGCGCCAAATTTTCTAATTTCTTTTCTACTTTCGTCACTAATAAAAGTGTTAATTATTTCTTCTGCATCTGTTGTTCTTAACTCATTTTCTAAAGTTTCATCTTCTGTTTTTAAATCATTTAATATTTGTCTTGTTGTTTGTCCTAATTGACTTTCAGAATCTAAAGATGCTAAACGAAGTAAATTTAAAAAATGAACAGGTTTATCGGCATTTAATTCATAAAGAGGAATACCATCCTCCCATGTATATTGATCTCTTAACGCATTCCAATTTTCATCAGTTCCACTGGTAGCTAAATTAAATTGATTTCTTAATTGATCATAAACTTGACCTTCTCTATTTAAAAGTTCTTTTATTAAATTTTCTTCATCGTTTTGACCCACACCCAAGGAAAGGTTTCTTGCATTTTGTATATCGCTATCTGTTACAAAATCAATTCCTTTTCCTTCCATCTGAGCTGGTTTAACAAACTCACCTAGTTCATTTTTTTGCCCATACTCTAAAATGTTGTATACAGGATTTCCTCTAACATTTTCTCCGGCGTTAGATCTAATCCTGTAATCATTACGATAAAAATTAGTTGGATTATATTTTTCGCTAGGATTAGCTGCTCTTTGAGTTGTATCTTCTACTCCGTATAAATACAACATGTCAACATCATCTGTGTTGACAATTTGTTGCCATTGTTGTTTTGGTCCGTTTTCTAAATTTTGAAACGCTTCTTGATCTCCATAGTAATCACTATTAAATTTATCTCTTTCATCTCCCAGTCTTTCATAAGGCGTTTCTTGATAAAGTTCTTTTGAAGTTTCTGGTGGAGTTAAATCAGCAGATATATAGAACTCTCTAAAAGCATTTTCTAAACCTCTTGGATCACTAATGCCTGCTGTTTGTAATGCATTTAATAAATTATCTCGATGAACTGTATAGTTTCCGCTAAATCCACTATCATTTTTATCTAAAACTGCTTGAGCAGCTGCTTGTGCTACAGCATCAACACCTTGTTGAATTTTAACTTTTATATTGTAATCTGCAAGGGCTGCGTCATATGTTCCTTTTGCTGTGTTATATGCTTTGTCTGCTTTATCAAAATCCGTTTTAGCTGACTTAGCTGAAGAAGCTAAATTAGTATTAACAGCTGTTGCTTTGTCGCTAGGACCCTGAGGACCATAGTATGTTCCATTAGAATATGCAGCACCAATTTCTCTATTACCCCCTGGTATACTACCTCCCCTTTGAGTGTATTGAATACCTCCGTCTTTTACTTGATTGTTTGTGGGCAGATAAGCTTTTACTGTATAGTCAGCAGCAACAGGTGCAACAGGTGCTTGCCCTGGATGTACTGCAGGAGTATTAGTAGCAACTAAAGGTACATTAACTACAGCGCCATTAGCTAAAGTAACAGGATACTGTGCATTTTTTTGAAACCTAATAAAAGCTGTTGGATATTCTGTTTCTTGATTATCTAAAGTTGTTCCTTGTGTTCCTGTAGATGTTGGATAAAAATTTTCAGTTGGAGTATCAATTCCTGTGTATTGATTTTCTGCGGTTATAGCAACTTGTGAATTTAAATCAACATTTTGTGTTTGTGCATTTTGTTGCTCTAATTCTTTTAAACCTTGTTCTATAGCTTGTTCAGTTGTTAAAGTACCTCCTTGTGAAATTGTTGGCTGAACAGATACATTGGGAATATTTTGCACAGGAATCCCTGCTGTCATCCCTGGAGCAAAAATAATAATAGGACCTGTCATTTATTTACGCAGCTTCTGGATCTGGTGATAATGTATTTATATTATAAATTGGAAGTTCACAACAAATATATTCAAGCTCTGTCCAGGCTTTGATTCTTTCTAGTTTTTCTAAACAAAAATATGTTTGTTGTTTATACCAGGTTTCCATATCTGTGCTGCCTTTATTGCTGTTACAACGTTGACAAGAAGGTAACAAATTATTTCTATTACTTGAACCGGATTTAAATCTAGGTACAATATGATCCAATGATGTCGCTGGTTTATTACAGTAACCACAGCGGTAGTCCCAAGCTTCGTAAATTGATTGTCGATATCGTTTTTTTGCTAACCGAGGAGTGACTTCAATGAGCAGGGAGAGGGGTTCCTTCTCGTCATTGAACATCTCTTCAGTTGCGGTTACTTTATTTTAAGATTCCTAAATTCGTATAAAAATAAGAAATGTTTATTAAAACCATTAATAAGTTTGTTTTTCTATGTACTTTAAATATGCAAGCCAAATTCTTCCATGGCAAAAACATCTGACTCAACCGGATGGGTTTCAATCAACAAAGCAGAGGAGATGCTTGGCTTAGACCGCAAGACTCTTTTCCGTTTTCGTGACAATGGCACCCTTAAGCTTGGTACCCATTTTACAGCATTTCCTGGGAAAACCTGGTCGCGGGACAGCTATTACTGGAACGTCAACGCCGTCCAGAAACATTTACAAAAGCAGATTCATTTTCAAGCTGCTTCTGTGGATGACGAAATGATTGCTGCGTAGTATTAAGGTAATATTGTTTTCTTATTTTATAAGCCAATAATAAATCTGTAATGTTTAACTCAATTCGCTGATTAGCCATTTCTTGATATAAGTTATAACACAATGTTTTAATACGGCCCCATAATCTTTGGGGTCGTTTTTCTTTTAAATTAAATAAAATTACCCACTGTGGATGCAGTGGGTAAATAGGACGTTTTTTATTTTTGATAAAAATACTATTATCAGGACCCCATTTAAAGTCCCATAGCTTATCTGGTTTAACGCCATAAGTGGCAATCATGCCATAAAGCCATGCAACATTTTTTAATTTACTAAAAGAAAGCAGTTTAAAATAATCATTTACAATTCGTTGATCGGTAGGAGGTGTAAGTTCCATAGGTCTTTAATCGGTATTAACCATACTGTATACACTGGTCAAACCATCGCCACAGAACCATTAGTATTGCTTTGGTATCTGAGCTTATTATTAGTATACACTAATTAATTAAACTCCACTCGCAAAGGCTGCCCAACAGGCTCCTACAGCCTCTATGGTTGATGTTTCACCGCTCTCATAAGGTAAATTAACAACATCACCAGCGTGGTATACAGTTGGCGTACCACTGGCTTTAATAGTACTAAATCCGTATTTACGAATATTAATTTGTTCTTCTGAAAGAACAAAAACACCATCAACAATATCACCAAAGTCAGCCATTATGTTCCAGGTCTTCCACCTTCATATGGAGTGTATTCTTTACCATTTTTATCATACATTCTAAAGCTCGACATTTGAACAAAGTCACTTGGTATATTAAATAGTTTCTGTGCCATTGGCATCATCATTGGAGCACCACAGTTATAAGGTGGTACATCCATTTTAGATAAACCATTTTTTGCAATTTCATATTCAGCTTTTTGATTATCTTTATTAGTTTGTTCTACCAGCTTTTGCTCCCATTCTGTTAAACCTTCTGCTGTTCCAACCGGAAAATCTGATGGCTCTGGTGGAAATACTTTTTCAGCAAATTTCATTGCATATATATGTTTGCAATATCGAATTTCATCCAATAAAGGAGTCCAAAAGTCTGTAATTGAAGTTATGTTATAAGATCCATCTGGATTTCTTGAACTGTCATAATCGTTATAGCTGGGCATACCTTCTGACTTTGCACCTTCAATAGAAGGTAAAGGAGTACTTCTTGTGTATACACCACCAAAATCTCTAAACATGCCAGGGCGATCTCTTAACGCACCTCGTTGTGTATCACTGGTTGGAGTAACCTGAGGCGGTATTTCGTATTCAGCAGATGGAGCAACCACTTCCATTGCTCTATCTTCATTTCCTTTTGACATTGCTCGATCATCAGGAATTGGATTTCCAAAACGATCTAATTGTGGGCGCACCGTAGGTATAGGGCCAACACCAGTAACAACTTCACCTTTATACATTCTTTCAAAACGACCTGGTTTTACGGTTGATGCTTTGGTACGTGGAAAAATTTTATTATTACTTGTGCTTCCAAGTTGGGAAATATAAGCATAATCTCTTCTTGTAAAGTCTTGACATGAACAACAATATCTTGTCCCAGTCATCATAAATCGACCTAGTTGAGGACTTGTTCTTGCTGGTGTGACA